TCAGCCCTCCGAGACCATTGCACGGAATCCGCTGTACGCGTCCCCGTTTCGATAGAAGAGGTAGATGCGGCCATCGGCTTCGATCGGGAAGCCGCCTGTCACACCGTCGGGGAAGAAAACGGGCTGGCCAACGACGCGACGGAGGTCACGCGATAGCCGGACGACACATCCCTGCCGGGGGGAGGTAAGGAACCCGCTGGTGTGGTTCCCCATGGTCGCGATTGCCCAAGGCTCTCCCCGCCACCAGAACACCGATCCGACGTTCAGGCGACGCCCGTTATCCGCGCCGACGAGGTGCGAGAAGTGGCCGAGTCGGCGCGGGTCGGTCACGAAGTTGACTCCGTCGTAGGAGTAGGAGAACCCGATCTGCGCCCAGTCACCGCCGCCGATCAGATGGCGGCCGAAGACCATCCCGTCTTTCAGCATCGGTTGGAGGTAGGTGCGCTGCCCGTCGCCGGGCCAGGTGGGCCGCCCCACGATGACAAGCCCGACACGCTCGAAGCTCTCGGGAAGGCCGGTCGCAGAGCGAGCGAGACCGGTGGACTGATTCATCCCGGCGCCTTGCTGCCCGTAGTAGAGATAGACGCCCTTACCGGCCGGGTCGGCGGGGTATGCCAGGGGTGCGGGATTCTCCGTCTGGTTCCCCTCCACGAGGTCCTGGAAAATCTGAGTGACGCCGTCCACCTTGTGGACAGTCCACGGCCCGAGAGGATTGTCCGCGTATGCCAGACACACGCCGCCCTTGCCATTGAACGGCTCCGGAGTTCCGGCCGAGTCGTGGTCGGTCGAGATGTACGCGTAGTAGCGGCCGAGAGGGTCGCTCACGACACCGTCCGTGCACATAACGGACATGGAGAGAATCGAAGGCATCCCCGTCTCCGAGCGGATGATGAGGTCCCCACCGACCTTCGAGAACTTGGGGGCGACGACTTCACCGCTTCGACCCGGCGTCACGGTCGTTTTCCCGGTGAACTTCCTAACCGCGGCAGCGGAGGTCAGTCCGGGCGCATCGAGAATCCCCATGTCAGCTCACCACGATCTGCGGAACGGTCGTAGCGGCACCAGCGGCATTCCGCGTGATCGCTGGTTGCGTAAAGGTCTTGGTGGCGGGGTTGCCGTAGGTGATGTGGTAGCCGTCGACAGCACCTGGGAACGCGGTCGATATTGCGTCGGCGGTGAACACGCCCGGAGTGGCGTCTGGCCACAACACGTCGGCGGACGTGACAGCTTGGTTGGCGTCTCGGGCGATGTTCCCGACGATCAGCAAGTCGGGGTTCTTCGCGGCCTGCTTGAGCCCCACAAACGCGGCGCGCATTTCATCCGAGTCCGCGACAGCCTGCCGGCCCGCAGAGGTGTTCGGCACCGCCTGGTCGGCGGCCGCGGCCGCGGCCTCGATCCCGGTCTCGATGTGGTCCATCCGGCCGGCGGACAGGGGCGTGGCCAGCGACCCGTCCTGCCACGTCTGCTTGGTGTACGTCATCAGACCGTGTCCTCCTTCGCGCCGAGTTCCTGCGCCTTCCGAGTCACGCCGGCAGACCGCTCGACCCGGCTTGCGGTGCGCTTCGTGACGATCGCGTAGGAGGCTGCGGCGGTCATGATCGACAGGATCACGAACACCGGCCACGAGGGCAGGACGTCGCCGGTCATCGCGTAGTAGAACACGATCACCACAGCGGCGAGGATCACGGACACGACCGCCGAGACGACCTTCTTCTGCCACGGCTCCTTCACGAACTCGAGCCACCCGTTCAGCGCGGCGGTCGCGTAGGTACCGAAGAACGACAGCAGCAGGAGGACGCCGGCAGGCAGGACCGGCATCTGCAGCACCGCTCCCGGTGCCAGGGCGTCCGTGGACGCGCCGGCGGCGTGAGCGGGGGCACCGATGAGGGTGAGCGCTGCGAGTGCGAGCAGCACGCCCAGCAGGGCGCGCGAGAGGAACTTCTTCATGACTACTCCTTGAGGATGGGTTCGGTGTCTTCGAGGGGATCGGCGGGGACCATGTGACCGAGGCCGAGGCGGATCAGGATGGGGGCGGGAAGCGTCGGCATCTCCTCCGGCCGGCCGCGCTGATCCCAGAGCCACAGCTGCGTCTCCCGGGCGCGGACCGCGTCGTGCATCTCGTGCGACTCGCGCTTGACGTCCTGCAGCTCGGCTCGGATCGGCGCGACCTGGCGCTCGACTTCCTCGCGGATGTACTGGGCCAGCTGAGAGGCGTCGTCGAACCGGGCGGCGAGGGCCGCTTCTTGAGCTGCGGTCGCGGCGACGTCGGTCTCTCCCCGCTTGCCGCGGAGCCCGAGATAGGCGGTGACCACCCCGCCGGCGACGCCGAGCACGGGCGCGGCAAGCTGCCAAAGCCACTCCATCAGGCACCTTCCGTGAGACCGAGCTCGCGCCGCGCCCGCCGGTGGCGCTCCTCCCGTCCCAGCCACACGATCCGCCACACCGGGAGGACGGTCACAGCCGCCATCGCGCCGGAGATGAACCCGCGCGCGGGGTACTCCCACGCGGCCAGGGCGAACAGCAAGATCGTGTAGGTGATGAGGACCGTCACGAGCCCGACCTTCGCCGACAGCTCGAGCGCCCAGAGGTGAGGGAATGACACCCCGATCAGGCAGGCCACGGCGAACACGAGCACCGCGATCGATGCAGCATGAGACACGGCGTCGTTGTAGACGATGGCCAGGTTCGGCATCCCGCCGTGCAACCCGAGATAGCTGCCGAAGATGATGAGCATGTCGAACGGGGGCAGCACCCAACGCTTCACGTCCCGCGCGAGTTCTCCCTCGCTGGCAGGGATCGCGTCGGGATGCCAGATCGTCGCGCGCCACAGACGCCTGCCGATGTCCATGCCCCCTGCGCACAGCCTGTCGAGCGCGCGTCTCACGATGTCTGGACCACGAAGGAGAGCCCCGCGATCGCCTGCTTAGCTCCCTGCTCCCCGCCATTCCGCGCCCCCTTGGCGACCGCCTCGGTCAGAGCATCGAACTGCGTCTGAGAGAGGACGATCTTCCCGCTCTCGACGGCCGCGCGGGTCGCGTTCGCGTCGTCCCGCGTCCAGCCCGCCAGGTCGCTCACGCGACGGTCGACGAACTGACGGGTCGTCCCGCCCTCGGCTGTCACCACATTCGTGACGCCCTGGAAGTTCGCCGCGACGAAGTCGACGATCTGATTGAGGCGGTTCTGCAGGTCGATGTCGTCCTTGTATGCCACGTCATCCTCCAATGGGGTTGAGCCGCCGCTGGCGGTTCCACTGAGCACCGACCGGATGATCGGCGCGGGGTCGTAGAAGGCGGCGAGGGTGCGGCCGGTGACCTCGGACCATGCCGCGCCTCGATAGTTCGACACGACGAGGTGGCAGTGCGTGCCTCGCCATGCTGAGCCGGGGAAGTCGGCGCTCGACGTCGAGATGCCCCGCGGGCCGTAGGCGGTGCGCCCGACTCGGCCACCAACGGCAATCAGACTGCCGACCGCGGGGAGGTCGTCGCGCGCGATGTGGCAATAGGTGAAGTAGCGGCCGTCCTTGCGCCCCGTGTCGATCTCCACGCAATAGCCCATCGAGCTCGTCCAACGGACGGAAACGACACGGCCCTCCACCAGGCACGGAATGTCCCCGATGCTGGCGGCGTCGAGACCGATATGCCGACCACCGCCGCCCGGGTCCTTGACGATGGTGTAGTCCTGCCCCCACGTGCCGAACAGGTTCGACCACCGGCTCGCTGACCAGAATGTTTGGACGCTCATCAGTACGTCACCGGGTAGCTGAACGAGAACGAGAACGCCCCACCGGCGGCTCCGGCGACAACGTTCCCGTCGGGCTCGACGGTGCAGCTCACGCCCTGCCACTTCACGGGTGGGCGGAACCCGACCGGCAGCTGGAAGACCGGCTTCCCCACCGCCCAAGCGTTCGGGTTACTGGCTGCCCCGTTCCCGAAGACGAGTCCCGCACGGCGCCAGTACCTCACTCCGGTCCACCCGGAGCCGATGTACTCCACGAACCCGTTACCGAAGACGAGACCTGCTGTCGAGTTATGCCTGTAGTCCCACCCCGTACCGGTCCACTGCGACAGGACACCGCCGATGGTGGCCGTGTCACCCTTCGCGAGAACGCCGGCGTTGGAAGCTGCCCACGTATCAGCATCGGCGAGGGTCGCGAACACGAGGCCACCAGCGGACATCCACGTCGACCCGTCGTACGTGTACTCGATGCGCCGCAATCCCGGCGCGTCCCCACGGATGACCACCAGCGGCCTGGCCGAGGAAGGCCCCACCCCCGCGGATGCGAGAGCCGCCGCGACCTGCGCCCGCTCGCTCATGTTCGCGACCGGAACGACGTCACTGATCGACTCCCCGAAGACCTCGAAGATCGTCTGCCACGTGACCGTGAGGTCATCCTCGTCAGGCGTGCTGTGCTTCCGCGCGTTCGCCATCGTCCACCTGCTCTCCGTGACTGTCGTGCCACTGCTCGTGAATTTCTGTGTCCGCGACCACTGCTCCGCAGTGACCGCACTTCGCCCAGGCACCCATCAGACGACCACCTCGTACTGGATCGTCAGGGTCATCGCGCCACCCCGGTTGGTCCCAGCGGCGGCCATATAGTCGCCGCCGACCGTCCGGAGCCCGCGGACACCTCCGGTACGCCAGGCGTCATACATCGAGGCGGGCAATTCGATGCGCTGTGACGCGCCCTGCGGGAGCGGCCCGGTCGATGCCGTGTCCCCCGCGCCGGCCGGCGCGCCGCCTGGGCGCACCCCGTCCGGGGACCCCTGCACCGTGAGTGCTCGCGCGGCGGAATCGCTCGCGTCCGCACGGATCACGTCCAGCCACATCCGTGTGATCGCCGTCGCGTGCAGGTTCGTGACCTGGTCGCCGTAGCCCGACCACCCCCACAGCGCACCAGATCCGTATCCATTGCCCTGCCACATCGACGGCGCCCCGCCGTGGCGTGGGTAAACAGCCCACGCATCCCAACGGCCGAACCGGGCGCTGAACGTCCCAGAGTCCTGCGGGCTGATCGTCGCCTGACGCGGCTGCGTCTGCCCGGGGTTCCCGGATCCGCCGCCCGGAGTGTCCGCGTTCTGTTCGATCCCTGCAAGCCCGATCACGGCCTGCGCGATCCCGAAGCCAGAGGGGTGCCGAAGCACGAGAACCTTGTCGCCCACGTCATACGTGGAGGACGCGAACATCAGATCGATCGTGCCTCCGAGAACGTCCACCGTGAGGGTTTCGTCGTTCACAGCGATCACGGTCCCTGTGACGACCATGGGCGCCGCGGTCAGCGGGCCCTCGCAATACTCGAGTCGGCCCCCGTCGAGCGGTGACCTACGGAGACGAACCTTCGCGCCGGCCTCATAGATGAACGGCGCGGCCGGAAGCCAGACCGGCTCGGAACCGGCGACGGTGACCTGCACCTGCCCCGCCGGGATGTCGAGACCGATCACAACGCCGATCGTCATCGGTGAGGCGTCGGCACCTCGCTTCATCCCTTCCGGCATGAGACTTGCCAGCCGGTTCATATCCAGCTGCGAGACGTCCATGAGCTCTCCCGTCTATGCGGCGATGCCCACATCGACGCGCATGTCCCCGTCCCAGATGGTCAGCGGCATATCGACGGCGACGATCACACCGAGGTCCAGAACTCCGTCACGGTTCACCCCGACCGTGTCGTCGAGTTCGGGTCGCGGATCGGGCGCCATCGTCACCTGCAGGATCGACGACTTCCGTGTCGCTTCGTCGCGCATCGCATCCGCGGTCGCCTGGCATTGCGCGTCCGTCAGCAGCAACGGCGACGCGTAGAAGCGAGGCACCGGGTTGTAGGTGGCGATGTTCATCGGGCCGGACGTGACCGTCGCGACCGCCGATGCGGCCACGCCATCAGCCGAAGACCGGGCGACGATGATGTTGTACGCCCCATCCCGGGTGTCCGCGCGCGGCACCGCGATGACCGTCCCACCTTCCCCATCTGTCAGCGACAGCAGTGGGGTGATCGACGGTTGCACGGGCGGCTTCACCAGAACCTGCCCCCACGCGTCCGGACGGAGCACGGCCGGCCACGCTTCCGCGATTTCCCACAGATCGTCGATCCGGTTCTCATCCCACGACATCGACCGCGGTATCCCACGATCAACGAGGCCGCCGTCGAACTGGACCGACATCTGCTGTGGCAGAAGCCGGAGGAACTCGGAACGGAGAGTGCCATCATCACGCGGCGCGGTCGGCTCGAGCAGACGCGAGTCGACCGCGATCTGCAACAGACCTGCGGCGGTGACCCTGATCGTTGACTCGTCGTAAGCCCAGTCGACGATCAGATATCGCCCCATCCGGACATCGACACCGGCGACCGTGATCGTCACGTCGAGCTGCTGACCGAATCGCGCAAGGGGTGCGTCAGCTGTCGCCGGTAGGTAGTCGGTGATCCCATCGAAGCGGGGCACCGTCATCGTCAGCTGGTCGGGAACGTTGTTCGACGCATCCCAGGTGAGGCGCCCCCCAATGACCGGGATGTCCTCGGCCAGCAGCGTGCCCCCCAGCCAGGACTGCACACGTGGCCGCCACGACGCTGCGGTAGCGAGAACACGTTCGGTCGGTCCCAGGCGCATCACACCACCGTCCAGTCCGTCCTGTTGAACGTCGCCCAGTCGGCGCCGGCGAACGCGCCGTTGAAGTCTCGCCACGAGCGGCCGACGAACGCCGCGTTGAAATCGGCCCACGAGAACGCGCCCAGCCGAATGTCAGCCCACGGGTCGTCGATGATCTCGTATGCCAACCGCCACTCACGCAGCCCGCGCTGCTGCCACAGCCTGGTCGACGCAATCCCGTTCACCTGAATCACCGCGACCCGATCGAGATCAGCAATGTCCCGACCGAACCGGTATACGATCGGCTCCCCCGGCCCCAGAAGATCCCGGAACGGTGTCTTCTCCGCGATCGGCACAAGCACGTTCAGCGTCGACATGACGTCCCCGGTCACGTCGTACCGGACCACCCGACGAGCGCGCCCAGGGACGCGGAAGCTCGCCACGTTGGTCGGCAGCTCGATCTCCGCGGAACCCGCGAGGAGCGCTACGGCCAGCGTCCGACGCGCGTCGCCGGATTGGAGGACCGTGTCCTTCCCCTCCGGGAACAGCACACGCAGCGCCGTGGAGTGCTGCTCGCCGGACTCCGTGACCAGGGTGTAGACGACGTCTTCGTTCCCCGGCGCGCGGTTGTCGGTGAGCACGACCTGTTCGCCGGCACCGATCCCAGTCCCGCCCGGCGGCGTCCATGAGTAGCCGGCCGGGACGAACTGAGATGCCGAGGGTGCCAACACGGGGGCTGGCACCAGGTCAGAACCAGGCGCCAGCCCCCCGGAGGATTTCCCGACATGTCCAACGACAGCCCACCGCTCCCCCGCGGGCGCCTCATCGATCACGATCTGCACCAGCTGCGGAGCCGGTCCGGACACGAGAGACGCGGTGATCACGAGCGACGACCTCCCCGGAATGTTGAAGCGAAATCCGACGTCACCGACGCGGACTTCCGACGCACGTACCCACCCAGCACTGTCCCGTCATCGAGCACCATCTCCCAGCGGTCGCCATCGCGCGAAGCCCCCGCAGACACTCCCGACCGGACCTCTGCAAGGGCGGTCGGAGCTTGCGCCGTAGCGGCCGCCGCCGATAGCGCACCTGTGAGGTCGGGCCGCCCGAATCCGGATGTCCACTGCTCCATGAACGCGCTGCCAGATTGACCGAGCTTCGTCCACCCGGAACCCGAGAGGGGCCCGCGTTTCGCGGGCGAGTTCGGGAAGAACCCGCGAGCCCAGTCGACGACCGAACCCACCGCGTCGCCCACCTTCCCGACCATCGCCTTGATCCCGTCGATGAAGCCCTCGATCAGAGCACGGCCACTGTCGACCAGCCACGAGCCCACGCCCGTGAAGATCTCGCCAACTCGGCCTGGGATACTGCCGATGAAACCGAGCACCTCGCCGACCCTGGCTCCCACCGCGCTGGCGAACTGGGCGATCTGCGAGGCGCCATTGGCGAACGCGGCACCGAGCCGGGTGAAGAATCCCGAGATCTGGGCCCACCCGTTAGCGAACGACGCGCCGATCGCGCCGAAGAATGCTCCGATCTGGCTCGCCCCGTTGCTGAAGGCTGCAATCGTCGAGTTCCACCAGTCCCCGACCATGCCGAAGAAACCGCCCCACTGAGCAGCTCCGTTTTCGAACTTCTCGCCCGTCGACTCGAAGAACTGCTGGATCTGGACAGCACCGTTGGCGAACTTGCCCATCAGGTCGATCAGGCCGGGGCCGAGAGTCGACGCGGTCTCGAGGATGGACGGAAGCGTGTCTGCGATCGACTCCAATATTTCGGGGAGCTTGGGCAGGATCTCGTCGGCCAGCTGCTGGAACGACGGGATCGCTGCCTCGAAGGCGGCCGCCAGACCCGGCCCGTGCTTCTCCACCAGTTCGGAGATCGCGGGCATGAGATCCCGGGACAGCACATCCGTGACCTTCTGCGCGATGGGCATGAACGCTTCGCCAAGGGTGGTGCGCGCGTCCTCCCACTGCGCGTTGAGGCGCTGCTGCTTGCCTGCGAGGGTGTCCGATTCTCGAGCGAACGTCCCCTGAGCGTCGGCGGTCTGCTCGTACAGTAGGCCCAGCGTCGCCTGGATGGTGGCTTGTTTGTCCGCCTCGCCCGTGAGCTCATCGAGTCCCATGGCCGCCTTGCGGGCATCGATGTCGGCCTGTTTCAGGGAAACGCCGTAACGCTCGATCGGGTCACGCTCACCGCGCAGCAGGGAAGACAGCGCCGAGACGGCCTCCGAGGTCGACCCGCCGAACTGAGCGGAAAGGTCCGCTCCGAGGCTGACGAGCTCGTTGGTCTTTCCCGCAATCTCGTCCATCGGCACGCCGAGGTTCTTCAGCTGGGCCGCAATGACCGTAGACAGCTGACTGTACGAGTTCTTCGACAGGCCGACCGTCTCTGCTGCGGTCCTGGCCCACTCGTGCATCTGACCAGCGCTGTCCTTGAAGACAGCGTCGACCGCTCCAATCGACTGCTCGAACTCGGAGGCCATGTCGATGGTCCCACGGGTGAAGTCGATCGCGTTCCGGACGCCCTCCCTGATCGCACGGCCGATGTTCGACACGAACCCGGTGACGATGTTCGCCGCTGCGGTCCCGAGAAACGAGCCCCTGAATACGTCAGCGACGCGATTGTTCGCGTTCCGCCACGCGCCGACGAACCGGTTCCCCGACTCGTCTGCGGAATCGGCAAGTCGCTGCTGTGCAGCACGCAGAGTCTGCGTGGACGACTCAGTGCGTTCCTGTGCGGCCTCCACCTGCCGATTCGCTGTCGCGAGCCGTTCCTCAGCGCGGATCACTTGCGAGGAGTCAGCGGCGTACTTCTGCCGCGCCTCCGCCAGTTGAGCCTCCGCCAGCCGCACCTTCCCCGCGGCGTCCTGTTCCTTCAGGCGCGACGCTGACAACGCGCGCGCAGCCGTAGCGACCGACTGCTCGAGCTCACGGGTCGCCTTTGACGAGAACCCCGTCGACTGCGATTCGAACGCTCGCTTAAAGCCGCGCCCCGTCTCCTTGCCCGACTCGCCGCCGGTCTTCGACAGCGCCTGCCGGAACCCCCGATCCGCCGACTTCGCCGACGCATCCACCTCAGAGTCGACGGCCTTCCGAAATCCCTTGAACGTGGGGAGGATGCTGACCTGACCAGAACCGACCTCGCTGGGCATGCGTGCCTCCCTTGACGGAGGCGCACGATCAGATCGTGAAGCCTTCGCGGTCGCTCTTGACGGCGTTGCACCAGAAATGTGCGAGCGCCAGATTCTCAGGGTCATCGGTGCCGCCGCGGGCGCGAGGCAAGCGGTGGTCTATCGACGGGCAGAACACGCTGTCCCGACGGCGGAGCGTCATGTCGACAGGTTCGCAGCAGATCGTGCAGTCTGTACCATCCCGCTGCGCAATGGCGAACACCGTCGTCCGGAACTTGCGGCGCCGTCGGCATGCGTCGCAGAGCTTCGTGTTCATCGTCCGCCGCGCCCCGTTGATGACGACCAACATGTCAATCGCCCCGGCGCACAAAGGACACCGCTTCTCCGTCGGCCGCGCATCCCCGTACCGCTCGCCCAGCGCCTTGCAAGCCGAAGAGCAGTAGCGACGGCTCTGCACCTCAGACCCGGCTGGGCGGCCACAGATTCGACAATCTCCGCCAGAGGGCGCCCACGGCCGGAGGAATGGCTGGGTGACGCCAGTGCGCTTGTGCTGCGAGTAGTGAGACGCGCACCACGCGAGCTTCCGTACCGGCGCCCCGCATCCCTCTACCGTGCACAGCGGACGGCACGCGGGGCCGCAGTACCGCTGCGACCGCACCACCGGGAAGACTTCTTCGAGAGGCCGCGCACATCCCTCGCACCGCTTGCCGTACGGATCGCCGTGAGTGCTGATGCGGCTGTTGTGCGTCCGGCAGTACCCTCGCCAGTCGTGCGGATGGGAGCATCCAGGGTGCCGACAGGTCCGCAACGCTGACTTCGGCTCGGTAGACTGCATCGCAGCCCTCCAATCGACTTCTACTCGATTCAGGGTCAGGCCCTCGGGAGTGTTCCACCACTCTTTGAGGGCCGTTCAGTTCAGTCTATCGGGGACCCGCGACGTAAGCCCGGATGATGGCGGCTCCGCTTTCGACAAGGCGTCTCCACCCTTCTCCGGTCATCGGCCCTCGCTGCGGCGGCTCGTTCGGAACCTCTTCGCTCGGCTGAGGCATCGACACAGGGGACCTCCTCGGCCTATCAGGACGCGAACGCGGACCGTCGTTGTAGCTGTGCTCTCAGCTCGGCGCGGCGCTCGGGCGTGACGTCTGCGTTCGGATCGGCGCGTTCCATCGGAATTGGCAGTTCAATCGCCGGCGTGTTCTCCGGCCGCAGGTAGTTCAAGATCCGCTGAGCGAGCAGCATGTCTGTGAACTGGGAAAGAGCGGTCGTCTCGGTGAAACCGTGAATCCGCATATGGGTGTGAGACCCGGATTCCTTCCGCAGCTCGAACAGCAGCAAGAGCGCCTCACCATACGGACACTCAGATGTCCCGATGTCTCTGAGAGGTATACCGAAGTAGCGCCGGAAGTCGAACGCGAACTCGGGCTTGTGCTCCTCGATCAGATCGAGGAGCGCTGCGCTTCCCCCACCGAGGCATCCTGCTTCTCTCGCCACGCCTGGAAGTACGTCATCGCCAAGTCGCCGGTCTCGAAGATGTCGAGCTCGTCGAGCTGCGCGATCGTGTCCTTGTCACCGATGCCATCGATGAGCATCAGGAAGAGTTCGATGTTGTCGCCGTCGCTGCCCATGACCTTCTTGAACAGGCCGGTCTTGAAGCGCATCGGGACAGTCAGCATGCCATCGCTCGTGACGGCATGGAAGGTGTCCCCGATGACGTAGTACTGCGGCCGGGTCTCGCCAGGCTCAGCGTCGAATACCGGGACCGGCTCCACCTTGCGGGGCGGGGCTGGTGTGCTGTGTTGCTTCGGTCCGGAGCGGGCGGTCTTCGTGGGCATGTGGATGTTCCTCTCGTGGGTGATGTGGGTGATGTGGGCGGGAGGGGCGGGCGGCGGTGTCACCCACGATCACCGCCGCCCGCCGGCCGACTACGGCGTGACGGGCGCGGACTCGGGGGCCAGCACCCACTCACCGAAGTGCTTCATGCCCACCGCTTCGTGGCGGGCGATGTTGAACAGGAGTGCGTTGCCCATGACGCCGCCGCGCTCGGACCGGTCTTCGGTCGAGGATGCGAGCGTCACGAGCGGGGCGGCGCGTCGACGGATAGCTCCGTTCTTGAAGATCTCCTCGGTGAACGTGACCCACCGGGTGTCGTGGCCGCCGCCGTCGATCTCCACGTAACCGTTCGCGTCCGGAGCGATGCCAGCGATGATCTTGCGGACATGGTCGGCGAGTGCCTCCGCGGCCGTGATCGCGAGGGTGACGTTCGCCAGTCCGGATGGGATGGAGTACCCCTCCTGCCAGAACCGAATCGGGTCACCGTCCGCGGCCCAGGCGAACTGCGGACCACCGTCCTCCTTCAGCAGGCCGATCTTCACGAACGCGTCATCGAGGACCAGGTTGTCCGCGGCGCCTTCCGCCGGGGTCGGGATGGGGGTCCCATAGGGGGCGAACCCTATGCTGCCTGTCACAGGGACACCGACAGCCAGGATGTCGTTACCGCTGGAATCAGCAGCCATTTCATCTCCTTCAAATGACGAAGGCCCCGCGCTTGCAGGACCTTCGATTGGTGGTGGTATTCAGTTATCGCGAGCGAACGCGGATGCGTCCCCGCTCGCGTTCTCGTCGGCAGGAACGACACTGACGCCTGCCCGACGGGTCCACGTACGTGTTGGCTTCGTCGTACGGATGATGTTGCGGGCATTCGGTTTTCCGCGCCTGATTGTGGGTGCCGTGTGCCACACTGTCGCGCTGGTTGTCTCCGTGAGTCCCCCACTGGAGGTTCGTCGCGGCGTTGTTCGCGGGGTTCCCGTCGCGGTGGCGCACTTCGAGCCCGGGAGCTTCTCCTGGCACGAACACCTGAGCTACGAGCCGATGAACATGGATCGGCTGTCGCTCTCCAATCCGCTTGAGATCGAGCACCAGGTGGTCGCTACTGTCGGTCGTCGTACGGAGCACCTTGCCGCGGCGTCTCGTCGGTCCGCCTACGGGGTGATCTACCACGCGGTCTATGGATCGCACGCGACCCTGGTCGCTGACTTCGTATATGCCCTCCCACTGGGGCACCGCTCGCCACTGCTCGATAGACTGCACAGCAGCCCTCCAATCGGTTAGGTCGATTGCTTGGGTCAGGCTCCGGGTTGAGTGTTGACGCACTCCCCGGAGCCGTTCTCATTTTACGCCCTGATGCCGACATTCAGAGGGGGCGGCCGGCGACAGAGAATGTGACCACCGAGTAGACGCGCGCGAAGGTGGATTCCTCGGCCACCATGAACGGCCCGTTCGTCCCGGTGATGCCCGTCAGAGGGTTCGATGGATCCGTGAACGGGATCTTCGGCGCGAGAGCGAGAACGATGCGAGCCAAATCCTTCGCATCCTTCGGACTCGACTTCGTTCCGGCGAGGACGGTGAGCCCAATGGATGCCTCGCCGGTCAGGAAGGTGCTGCGGCTCGTCCCGTCGTCGCGTATCACAAGCTGTTTCGCAGGCGGCGGGGTCTTGGCCGATTCGACGCGCGCAACGGCTACGCCGGAGCACTCTGGCTCGGGTCGGGAGGCAAGCGCTGCTCGATACCAGCCGGTGAGGAACAGTTCGAGGTCATCGAAGATGATCGCCGGTTCAACCACGCCCCCTCCTAACGTTGGCGCGAAGGGCGCGCGCGAGATTTCCGGTCTGCGACTCGATGATCATCGTCGCCGGGTCGGTGCCGACCACGAGCGCGACGATCCGTTTCTGGTTCTTCGTCGTGACCTTGATCCCGTCTCGGTAGTCACCCGTATCCACGGGCGCCGTACTGCGAGCAGTCGCGGCGATCATTTCGGCCGCCTCAACAACGAGGCCACGTACACCAGGAGATCGGCTCAGCTCGTCGAAGAACGCATCGTTGAACTTCACCGTCATAGCTGCACCCTCGTCTCCCAGTACGCTCGGACCTATGAAGGCCCTGCGGATTGCCGGTATCACCCTGCTCGCGGTAGGACTGGCCGGATGTGCCGCTTCCCCTTCGGAGAGCAATGCCACACGAACCGTGGTTCCGGAGGCGCCTCAGACGCCGGCGGTGAGTACGAGATGTCAGCCGGTGGATCAGACAACGATCGACGCGATCATGTCCGGCGTCGATGAGGGCATCACGCTCACCCAGTGGCAAGCGGTCCGATCAGACGACTACGAACAGGTCTGGTTCGTCAGTGCCGTCGCGCACGACGCCGGGTTCGATGGGGACCCTTTCACGTTCGCCACCAACGACGACCCGACCCAGCCAGGAGTCGAAGGACTCACACTGGCCGCGGATGGATTCGCGCATCAGTTCAGCACCTGGCCCTACGGTCCCGACACGAACATCGGTGTGCAGTTCGTGGACGATGGCGGCGAGGAATCTCGGGACTGCGCACTGACTGCAGGCTGATAGCCCTCAGCCCACCTCCACATACCGCCCCAGCGGGATCTCCCGCGCCGGTTGCCAGCCCGTCCACGGATTCACGTCCGCGGCCGGGATCCCATCGATCGTGTACATGTCGCCCTGCTGCACCGTCGCGGATGGAACGGTCACTGGGCTTGTGAGGACGTCCACCCCGGGGAGTAATGCAGGGACAAACACACCCACGAAGATCCGGTCCCCGAGACGCACATCGAACTCCGGGTCGCAGAACAGCGACTTCGACTCGAGCGCCTGAGTCCGCGTCGCGTCACCCAGAATCGACGTCGAGGATTGCGCGACGAACGCCCCCGGAATCGTCAGCGCAGTCGGGGCATCCCAGTCTCCCTCGACCATCTCACCCGAGTACGGGTCCTCAATCAGGCCAGCGCGCAACCGGTACACGGTACGCCCGAACGGGAAGTCCATCAGTCCACCTCGACTGTCATGCCGTCCGACTCAGCGACCTGGTCGAACGATCGTGCCGTGTTCCCGAATCTGACCGCGTCTGGTGCGGGCATGCGCACGGTGCGGATGCCGCCACCGAGCCCGCATGCGGCGTCGAGCTGGTCGAGCTCCTCGGGCAGGAACCATCTCGACAGCGCGGCGCGCGAGTTGTACCGCACGGACGCGCCACCGATCGACTGCTGGTCGATGAGACCACCGGGGCCCTTGAGCCGACGCTCGAGAGCGTCGGCGGCCGCGGAGACGAACAGGACCCGGTTCGACGGCTCAGCGTCCACGGCGTTGATCTTGTCGCCGTAGCGAGCATCGAGCAGTTGCGACAGGACCGGCAACCATGCGGTCGCCCGTCCTGTCTGCTGCTGATTGAGGGTGGGGAGGAACGGTGTCACGTCCCCGATCTGCAGGTTAAGCGCCACCGCCCCTCCCCCTCTCTGTCAGGCGGACGCCGCGGCGTCGCGCTCTGCGATGGCCTTCTGAAGGTGCGCGACCTTCTCGGCCTTGGTCGGCTTCTCCGCGTCCTTCGCGTCGATGCCCTCGAAGGTGACCTCGTGCTCGACGGCGAACGCGTCGATGCTGTCGTGGTTGTCCTTCTCGGCGTCGGGGAAGACGAGCTCCGTGTGCTCGGGCTCGTCGGTCACGACGACGTCGACGGCCCAGCCCTTCTTCACGTAGTAGTCGACCCGATCCTCGGGGACGTCCACCGAACGGCCCTTCTCGTGGATGAGCTTCATCTCTGCTCCCTTGCTCAGGCGGCCGGGGTGACCGCGGCGACGGGCTCCGAGGCGGTGCCCTGGTTCGTGAGGGTGTTGCCGAGCACGTACGCGTACCGGGCCTTGAAGCGCAGCGCAACCATGTCGCGCTCGGCGAGGTTGATGCCGCCGACCGTCGCCTGGTCGAGGAACTTCACCGTGATGTCCTGGCGGACGCCGATCTTCACGCGGTCCTCGTCGGCGATGATCGCCGTGGCGAGCGTGTTGTCCCACGCGCCGTTCTTCACGAACTGCGCGTCGAGGCCCGCGATGTCATCCGAGAACGAGCCGTCGGCACCGAGCGTGCGGGAGAGGATCGCCGTGCCGTCGGTGGCGCGGAGGTTCGCGAGCCGGAAGCGGAGCCCCGCGGCCGACAGGATGTCGGTGGGGTTCGCGCCCGAGTCGGCGACCGCGCCGGCGGCCTGGAAGATCGAGCCCGCGAGGTCGTCCTCGCCCGGCGTCGCCGAGATCTGGAAGATGTTGCCGGCGGCGGTGGCGGCGGCGAGCAGGTCGAGGCTGGTCCAGGTGGTCGGCTTCTGCACGCCGAACAGCACCGCCTGGTCGAGCTTCTTGCCGATCGCCTGACCACCCAGACGGGTGATGTTCGCGAGCAGATCCTCGGTGGCGTCCTCGAGCGTGTCCTCGTGGATCGGGATGATCACCGCGATCTCCTCGACGACGAACTGCTTGTTCGCCCACACGGCCTGCGAGGTCGGCTTCACGCCGGCCGAGTCGGTCGCCGACTCCGACACCCAGCCGGCCTCCGGCAGGGTCGTCAGGACGGGTGCGTTCGTGATCTTGGTGCCGAGCGGCACCGTACCGAACGCGCGGATGACGGCCGAGCTCTCGGCCGTGTTGTCGAGAAGAGCACCGGAGTACTCCTCCTGGATGAGCGTCGCCACTTCGGCGCGCGAGATGTCAGCCATGTCTGGCCTTTCTGTGTTCTGGTGCCGCGGTCGCGGCGGGTTGATGGAGAGGTTCGGCTACTGCTGGCGCTTCGCGCCCAGCTGCCGGAGCGCGGCCGCAGCCTTGCCCTTCCCGCCCTTGTTGGCGGTGTCGTCCTGCTGATCACCCGGACGCGGCGTCGGACGCGTGCGCGGCTTCCGCGACGCCTCCTTCACCAGGTACGGCTTGTCCGACGCGAGCTTCTCGACACGCTTCTTCAGCTCGTCGACGTCGATCTCGTCGTCCTTCTTCGGGACGTCGCCCGCCAGGACCGAGAGCGCGTCCGCGGGGTCGAGGAACCCGAGCGTCGCGGCGAGCGCCTTGACCTCCGTCGAAGCGATCCGCTGCTCGAACTTGGCCGAGGTTTCGCCGGCGGCCTGCGCCCGCGCCTCCTCGATCGCCTTCTCGCTCGGCGTCTTCTTCTCGTCCTCGAGCTGATCCCACTGCGCGGCCTTCGCCTTCAGGTCGTCGAAGCCCTTGTACTTCTCGCGCTCGCGCGCGAGTCGGGCCTCCACGATCCGGTCGAGGTCGGCTTGCGTTGCCGGGGGCGTGTACTGCGCCCCGCCGTCGCCGCCGTTCTCCTGGCCGCCGTTCGTGCTCTGCTGGCCGCCGCCGTCGCCACCCTCACCGTCCAGGGTGAGGATGAAGGGGTGCTGGCGTTTGATCGGGTCGAACATGGGTGATCCTCCGTGAATCCGTCGATATGACCGCCAGAGACAGCTGGCGTACCTGACCCCGCCAGACGGCGGGTAAGTCTCACTGCGCGATCGCCTGCGCAGGCTGGACCGGCTCGACGGCCGCGCGGGTTTCGCGGACCGCGGCAGCGGCTTCCATGACGTCGGTCTTCGACCAACCCGGGACCATCGCGAACAGCAGCTCGAGCGGTGCGCCCACAGTCGCGAGCTTGAGCACCGCGTCCGAGATTTGGCCGAGCGACCGGGTCGACACATCCGCCCAGTGCACCTGCGACGACGTCGCCTGCGCGGCCTCCATGTCGCCGAGGATCGCGGCGGACGTGCGCATCCACTGCTCGTACCCCTCGCCGATCGCCATCTGGCGGTCGGCGACGTTCCGGAAGTAGCCGGACTCCGCCGCCGCGATGCCCTCCGCGGACATGTTCACGACCGCGCCGAGCAGATAGTGCGGCGGCACCTGGCACACCGCCGACAGGTGCTTGATGTGCGCGTCGACCGCGCCGACCACCTGGTTCAGGTCCGCTGGCTCGAACGTCCCGAACCGGGCCGTCTCACCCGATTCCCCGGAAGCGTGCAGCAGACCGTCGACCGATGAGCGGACGAGCGGGTTCCCGTTCGCATCTTTCGCGAGCTCGCCGCCGGCCATCCACTTCTGCGGGAACGCGCCGTAGCGCTGCACCATCTGCAGCGTGAATGTCGCGTCCACGACGCGCTGGTAGATCGGGACGGCGGCCGCCACGGAAGATTCGGGTTCATCACCCATCGACAGCGTGTTCGACAGTTGCACGACCGGGGTGAAGTCGAGCTCATGCTCGTCGGTGCGGACGTTCAGCGGCGTGCGCGGGTCCCCGGTGAACCAGTGCGCGGCGTTGCCGTCGACGAACAGCCACTCCGACTGCCAGAACGACGCCGACTGCTTCCCGATGCGGGTCAGCACCCACTCGGGGTACTCGTCCCAGGGGCGCGCGAACGACGCGTACGTGCGCAGCGCGGACAGTGGCCGCATCACGACCCCGTCGCCGTCGCCCTCAGCGGGCAGCGAGAGGCCGAACGCCTTCCCGAGGCCCACGACCTCCCGGTTCACTGCACCCTGGCGGCCGTCCATGCCGTTCGCCTGCCACGCGCGCGCCCACACCGACTCCGACGTGTAGCCGTCGACCAGGAGACCCTGCGCGATGCAGTCGCGGACGAACGCGAGCCACGGCGACGACGCCTTCCGGAACAGGTCCCGGTACTCGGCATCGGCGTTCTCGGGCATCCACGTGCGCACGAGCTTGCCCTCGATGCGCTTCTGCAGCGTCGCCAGGCGACCCCACTCCGCACGGATATCGGTCGACTTCGACGCGATCAGATCACCGATCTCGGAGGCAGAGAGCGCCATGTGCTACCTCCATCATGCGTAGCCGCGCACCAGCGCGGGAGACTTCTTCGGTGTCGCCTCGGACTTCAGCACGCCCCACAGCGCCCAGGTGACGGCCTGCGCCATCGAGACGGGTTTCGTCGGGTCGGACTGCTCCCAGGTCACACCGGCGCGGCCGATGTTTCGGGTCGTCGCGAGCTCGAGCGACCTCGTGACCTCAGGCTGATCGCGGTGCGGCACCAGGCCGGCGTTCACGTGCTCGACGAACAGCGCGTGCGCTGCGGCGATCTCATCAAGGTTCATCGCGAGGTACTTCACCTTCGCCTGATCGAGCGCGGCGAGGACCGGCGCCGCGTTCTTCGGGTCAAGGACGACGAGCGCATTCCCGTGCTTCGCCTTCAGCTCCTTCACCTTCGACGCGATCCACAGCGTCCCCCGGTCGGTGTGGAGGTGCTCGACGGCGATGCTCTCCGAGTCCGCGCGGACCGCGGCACCGATCGTGCCGTAGCCGCCGCCCCGTCCGAGCGCGAGCGCCAGCACGACACCGTCACCGTCAACGGCTGCGCCCTTGTCTGCGTGTCGGCCCCACGTGTCGAGGTCGAGCTCCGACAGCTTCACCTTCTCGGCAGGGCGCCGGTTCGGCCACACGCTCAACCGCAGCCGACGCACCGAGTCCGGCGAGAGACGCGAGATCTCGTCCTCGACCGTCTCGCGTGTGAGGCCCGGCCGGTATCCCAGGCCTGGATTCGCGGCGACCCAGTGGCGCTCGTCACGGATGTCGATCCGCTCGGCCGTGTCGGGATCCTCGGACCCCTCCGGGCTGAACTCGATCCACCCGGTGCGGGGGTCGCTGCCGGTGCGCCCGCGGTCGCGGACGCCTTCCCAGACCTCGGAGTCGTTGAGTTCGTCGGGCACTGTGCCCGTGAAGATGATCTGCGTGTTCTCGACAGCCGACATCGTCGGCAGCAGCGCGTCCAGCGCCGCCTGCGACATCTGCTGCGCCTCGTCGCACACCAGAACGTCGACGGTGAAGCCGACGCCCGAGTTCGCCGAGCGTGCCAGGTACAGCAGGCGGTTGCCGTTCGCCAGCTCGAACCCTTCCTCGCCGTGCGCGGTCGAGATGCGGGTGATCTCACCCATGAGCACGGATGACGCTGTGATGACGCGCCGCAGCTTCAGGAACGCCTCGCGCGCGGTCTTGAACTGGTGCGCCGTGTGGACGATCGTCTTCGGCTCGCCGTTAGGCTTCGGCCAGAGGTACAGGTGCGCCAGGTCGACCGGCGACAAGATGTCGCCCTTGCCGTTCTGCCGCGCGACGAGCTCCCCGTGCTCGGTGCACACCCACCGGCCGAACGCGTCGACCGAAAACACCGAGTCCAGCGAAAGCGCCTGCCACGGGTCGCTCTGCTTCCCCGCGAGATACCAGAGATCCAGCGCCTCATCGCCGAGAGACCCGGCGCGATCCGGAAGCCTATGAAGCCTCGGTCGCTGCGAGCCTACGAGCTCGAGCATCGGCGAGTTGGTCGGCAAGCGTGACCCCCTTCACCTGCCCGTTGCCCTGCAGCTCCGAGATCTCCCGGAGAATCTCCCGCTGCTCACGCATCTGCAGGTAAGCGCGCGCCGGATCCGACTCCTGGAGCCGCTTCACCAACACCCGCGACGCCTCGAGCGTCTCCTTCAGCACCTCGAGCCGGGATACGTGCCCCTCAGCCGTCAACGGCACCGCCGGCGGCGGCACAAACACCGTCGCGACCGGCTTATCAGCCTGCTTGCGTACCCGAGCGTCCGCCGACGTCGACCGGGAGCCGTCATGCTCCTTCTGAGCAGCCCGGCACGCGTCGTCGACCGGTTCCTGCGCCCTCAGATGCCGCTTGTACGCGGAATACGTGCCGCACGGCGCCTTCGGACGTGGCATGCGGCACCTCCCGAACTGGTGTGGCATTCGAATCGGTGCCCCGCAGATAGATGAGCGGGGAGAAACGCGCCAGGCACGCGCGGGAGGCTGGCAGCGATCGGCGGTCGGGGGTGCCTCCCCACCCCCTTCAGCCTGGGAAACAGGTGGGGCAGCTGCGTCCGCGTGCTCGGTCGTGCCGGAGACGCTGCCACCAGGTGCGTGGCGCATGATGGTGGACGCAGGCCGGGTCGGTGCGGCGGTGGTGGCTCATGTTGCCTCCCAGATCTCGGCGGGTGCGTGGTTACTCTTGCGGCTGTTGCAGGACAGGTGCATGGGGACCAGGTGGCCGAGGAGGTGGCCGCCGTTGCCGAGGGCGTCGTCGTGGTCGGCGGTGAAGGACATGCGATGTCCGGCGGGGAGGCTTGTGTCGATCTGGTTTCCGCAGCCCCAGCCGTGCGTGGATCCGTAGCCGCAGGGCAGGTGTTCTTCTCTGGTGCGGCGGCGGAGTGCGGCTTGCTTGCGGCGGTAGGCGCGGTGGCCTTTGCCGTCGCGGATGCTTTTCGCTGGCATGGCACCTCCGAGGGCGTGCCGCTCGGCCGGGAGGAGCGTGGGCGCGCTATCCGTGTGCGCTGGCGCCGCTGTCGTGCTCATCTCCCGGCCGAGGGGAAGGTGGGGCCGGTCTGCACGATCACCGGGATGAGGTGGTGTCAGCAGGCCGGCCCGCCAGCAGTTGCGCTCCGCCGGCATGGGTGAGGCCCCGTCGCGGGATCGCGGTTCGGGGCCTCTGGTGTCGTTGCCGACGCCTGTACGACTTTGAATGTAGGGGCGGACAGCGGGAGCGTGTCAACTTCCGTCTGAATCTGGGCGTGTCGCGTCCTGTGCGGCTCGCTGAGCGGCGAGCAGGGCGCGGAGGCGTTGCTGGTGCACGGGATCGTTTTGGAGCCTCTGACGCCACCAGGCGAGGAGGGTGGTTTCGTCGACGACGCGGCAGCGTTGTCCGTCGCGTGTCTCCCAGCTCATGGGCATGCCGGAGTGCCGCCAGCGTCGGATGGCTCGGGGTGAGCGTCCGACGCGGCGGGCGGCTTCGCGGTAGGTGAGCTGGGGCATGCGGCTACCGTTCAGCCGAACGGGTGACCGGGTAGACCTTGCCGTAGTCGATGCCGCGCACCTCCAGCAGATTCCCCATGAGCCACGAGAGCGCTTCCGGTATCCCGGCGTAGGTGGCAATCTCCGGGCGCAGGTAAGCGATCGTGAGATGCGGCTTGTACGCGGCGAACGAATCGACGTGCGGGAGCACGCTGAGCGCAGCATTCATCTCTCGCAGCTCGTCGCCGCCGAGCCTGGCCACCAGGCATCCGTAGGGCAGATCGGGGTAGGGGGACGGAAACACCTCGACATCCTCGACCTCGACGTACATCCGGCGCGGCCAGCCGATGATGTCGTTGATCGTGTCCTTCATGGCGTGCGCCGGGGTGAGCAGTCCGTACTTCGCGGTGACATGGGCGCTTGTCTCGGCAACCGGGCCTTTCACCCATGAGCGGTAGTCACCCTCTGGCGCATAGACATAGTCGCGCTCGATGATCGGGACGCCCCACGACTGCATCCCGAGCTTCTCCCGGACCGCGAGCGGGTCGAGGGTGAGCCCAACGAATCCGAGCGTCTTGATGTCCACACCGATTGAAGCGAGCATGGCCTCTCGCCCGACGAAGTGATTGCGATCAGTCATGCTCGGTCCCCAAACGTGTGGTCGGTGGTCATGGTCGTGTCTCCTTCGGTGTAGGTCTGCCCGCAGTTGCGGCACCGCGCAGCGCGGACCGGCTTCGGCGACCCCTTCGGCCCGTCGATCCACGTGACGACGACCGCGAGAGCCCCGCAGACCGCGCAGCGCGCGCGCGGGCGGCGCGGGTTCGGGTGGACGCCGTACTTCCCCTGCATGTGCCGCACCTCGGTGAACAGGTAGTCGCGGGCCTCGTCGAGCTCACGGACCGGTTCGATGAGGTGCCACCGGTCGATGAGCCAGCCGGCGGTGGTCATCGCGAGAGCGCGAGCGGTGAGCGGGTCAGCGTTCGGTGTCGTCGTCCACGTCGGCGGGAGGTCCGGCGCCCACGGCGCCGCGATGGTGACGTTCAGCCATGCGGTGACAGCCCGCGTGTACTCGATGACCTCCCACCACAGATGGCGGGCGTCGGCTGCGGCACCGCCGGCCGCGACCCCTGCGCCGTGGGAGGTCTGGTCGAACGCCTGCAAGAAAGCGGTCATGTTGTCGACCGCTCCCCCGCCGGTGATCTTCACCCTGTCGGTCTGGGTGGCGCGGATGTGCGGGACGGTGCCGGTGACGATCGCGTCCATGATCGGTGGGAGCAGGTCGAGGTGATGCTCGAACTGGCGGCGTGCGCGGACGGTCGCGGCTTCCGGGTCGATCGCGTCGAGAGGAATGGTGGTCATGCGAGCTGCTCCTGGATGCGTGCGATGGTGTCGGCGTCGAGCCGGCGGAGCCCGAGAGCACCCGTGTAGGGGATCGGCTCCCCCAGGTTGCGAGGGCTCGCGAGCTCGAGGTGCCACGCGTCGGGCTCTGCCCATGGAGAGCACGGCCCGAAGGGCTTCCCGGCCTGGTAGCAGGAACGCACCGCCTTGAACTGGTCCGTCTCGGTGTTGTGCCCTCGGTGCACGTCGACGAGGTCGACGACGCCGATGATGTGCCCGCGGGTCCCGTACATGGATGGGCCGTCGTACCAGTCCCACCAGCCCGACAGGACCCCGTTCGCGTGGAACGCGGCATCGTCGTACGCGAGGGCCGCATGGATCGCTACCGGCCCTGTGTAGGACCCGGCGATGTTCCGGACCCGGTTCTCCACGTCCTTCACGAGCACACGGCCGTCGCGCGTGCCCGCTCGAGCTGCACGCGGAGGTCCTCGATCACGTCCTGCGCCTCAGCGAGCGCACGGTCCATGTCGTGCAGCAGGTCACCGTCGAACCGGCGCTCAGCCTCCGCGAGGACCACCTGCCGGGCCATCGACCGGAGCAGCGCGGACTGTCCGAGCCGACGAGTGCGCTCGGCGTCCCACGCGCGGAGCGCGAGCTCGAGGGCGGTGTGTGCGCGGCGCGCATCGATGCTCGCGCGGTGCGCGACATCGACCGCTGCTTCATGGTCGGCTTGGAAGCATCGGATCGCGTCGTCGGCGTTGTCCTCGATGCGCCGCACCCACTTCTCGCGATCCTCGGGATCGAGGCTGTTCCATTTCGCGGCGAACTCACCCGCCGACGTGCTCCGGGCACCCTCGACCGGGACGGCCGTGGCGCCACCAAGAGCATCCTTCGGGATGATGCGAACGTCGGGAACCACACCGAGGTCGACCACCACCGTGCCAAGGTGAGCGCCGTCCAGTGAAAGATTCGGCACATCGAGTGAGGCCGCTTCCACGGTCCCCGTGTCGAGGTCGACGACGACCGGGTGTGTACGCGTCTCCGGGTGCTCGACGAGCTCGCGGACAGCGCCGGCCAGCGGCGACTCGGCAGGTCGGGTAGCGCCATCCTGTGCAGCGAGATACGCCTGCACGACGTCGGCACGCACCGTCCCGCGCTGGTTCACCTCGACACCGTTCGACTTCGCCCACGCGCGCACCTCGGCCTGCGACGGCCCTGCCGGCGACTTCCGCTTCGTCTTGGACGCGACGTCCTTCGGCGACGGTGCCTCTTTGATCTTCTCCACGACCGGATCCTCTCCATCGGTCTCGCCGTCGACCACGTCGACGTCGTCCTCACCGTCATCAGGGACGGCAACCTTCCTCACCGGCGCCGCGTGCGTCTCCGGCGTGAGACCCAGCTCGAGCGAGATCTGGAACGGCGACATCCCCCGGCGGGTGAGCTTCTGGTACCGGTAGTCGCCCGCGGAGAGTTGCTTGGCGCGCTTGCACGACAGTCCGTGCTCCTCCCCCGCCGGGCACCAGCCGCCGCGGCACCCGTCCTGGTAGCCCTCGACCGTGCCGTGCGCGAATCCGTCCTCCAGACGGTCCGCGCCGCTCACGCCGCCACCGCCGAGTCGGCACGGTGCGCCGCGTGGCAGTCCGAGCACGTCACCTTCGGCCACTCGATCACCGCCGCTTTCGGCTTCCGCCCGCAGTACGCCTTCTCGCTCTTCACGGGCTTGAAGCACACCCGATGCGCGTCCGGGGTCGAGACCTTGTCGGGCTTGTGCGCGTCGCGCCACGCCTTGATCGGGCCGGCGCTCATGACGCGGCCGCCTCGGCGTGGCATCGGTGCGTGCACGACCGCCACTCGTCGTCAGCGCAGAGCGTCCGGCCGTCGCAGTTCCCGCACTTCCCTGCCACGCACTCCGGGTGCATCGGCCACTCCACGTCGAAGCCGTGCACGGTCGCCGGCTTCTCCTGGTCTTCCCAGAACGCCGACACCGCCTCACCGACCGAACGCTGCAGCTCGTCGATCAGGTCCTGCGTCTGCGACCACGACAGGGACACGGTCGCGTTGGCCCCGGTGAGCGCGTCCCGGATGGTGACCTCGACTTGATAGGTGTCGGAGACCTCGACCCGTACGAGCTCGACCGTGATCTCAGCCTCGATCGCCACGGTCCACCTCCTCGCCACCGAGACCCGCACGCACCACTGCACGCAACCGGTTCCGGCGCACCGCTCGAGCCGCCGTCGACGGAGTCGGCGACGCCTCACCCTTGCCGTCGTGCTCCAACGCGGCCGCACCCAACGCGAGCGCCGAGAGCGCGTTCGCTGTTCGCAGCTCGCGGACGAGGTCATCTAGCGCGTCGAGTTGTGTGCGACGCTTCTCGGCCGCCATCAGAAGACCTCGCTGTCGTTGCTCGGCGTAGCCCACGCGTCCGTCGCGCCCGCCCCTGCGCCCCACGGCTCACCAGGGGCCGCGGCCGAGTTTTGCCGGGAGTTTCCAGAGCCCTGCACAGCCCGAGTGACCTGCGCGGTCGCGTACCGCAGCGACGGGCCGATCTCGTCGACCTCCAGCTCGATCGCGGTCCGGTCGTTCCCGTCACGGTCCTTGTAGGCCCGCTGCTTCAGCTTCCCCGACGCGATCACCCGGGAGCCCTTCGCGAGAGAGCCGGAGACGTGCTCGGCGAAGTCGCCCCACACCGAGAATCGGAGGAACAGCGCTTCGCCGTCCTTCCACTCGTTCGTCTGACGGTCGAAGGTCCGCGGGGTCGACGCGATCGTCCCGTTCGCGACCGCCTTCCCGTTCTGCGTCCAGCGCAACTCGGGATCCGCGGTCAGGTTCCCGATGACAGTGATGATGGTGTCGGTCATGATGTGCTCCTCTGGTGGAAATCGATCTGCTCGTACGCCTGAAACTTCGACAACACCCGCGCGAACTGGCCCTGGAACACCAGAGACACCTCACCCGTCTGCCCCTGACGGTTCTTGCCAACGATGACCTTCAACTCGTCGGCCGCGGCCCTCACCGGCTTGCGGTGCAGCAGCAGCACCACGTCCGCGTCGTTCGCGATCTGCCCCGACTCGCGCAGGTCATGGAGGGTGGGCTCCTGCTTCCGCTGCCCCGCCTGCCCGCGACGCAGCTGCGACAGTGCGATGACTGGCACTCCCCACTGCTGCGCGGCGAGCTTCAGCGACCGGGAAAACCCGGCAACCTCCTGCTGCCGGTTCTCCACCTGCGTCTGCGAGGTCAGCAGTTGCAGGTAGTCGACAACGACCACCGGGTTCCGCTTATACCGGCGGGCCGTCGCGCGGACCTTCGCCTTGATCTGCGGGATCGTTGACACCTCGTCGGAGGTCACGATCGACAACGGCAGCCCTTCGATCTCTGCCCGGTGAGCGTTCAACGCCCGCCAATCCGTCGCGGACAGTTGGTGCCGGTTGATGGACCCGAGGAACACCTGCCCCGTCTGCGCCGCCAACCGTGCGGCGATCTCATCCCGCCCCATCTCAAGCGACACGTACAGGACCGGGCGATGCTCGGCGAGAGCTTTCGCGATCTGCAGCGCGACGATCGTCTTTCCGTGGCCGGTGTCCGCCGCGACGACGTACATGCCGCCGTCACGGAACCCGTAGATCAGCTGGTTCAGGTCGTACCAGGGCGTCGGCGTGTACGACGGCTTCTCATCTAGGCTGGACAGGAAGCCGAGGTACCAGTCCCCGATCGCCTCGACACCGCGGGACGTGTCCGCGTCGACGTCGTCGAACGCGGCCCGTGCGATCTCGATCACGTCCTCAATGGGCACGGTCTCGTCGTTCAACGCCGACGTGGTGCGTTCGTTCGCGGCCCTCACCCGGCGCCGCTTCGCCGCGGCCTTCACGATGTGCGCGTAGAACGCGACGTTCGACGCCGTCGGCACCCCGTCGGTGAGGGTGTGGAGGTACGCGGCGTCCAGGTTCCCCACGAGCTCGCCGCGGCGGATCAGCTCATCGGTGACCGCGACCACCTCGGTCGGCTGGTCGGCGTCCTGCAGCCGGCGGATCGCGGCGTAGACCGTCTCGTGCGCCGGGACCGACATGTCCCCCGGAGACAGGATCTCCGACACCTCATCGAGAGCGGTGCGGGACAGCATCACAGCGCCGAGGACGTACCGTTCAGCATCAGGCAACGTCATCACCCCCGCTGGTGAGCTGTCGTGCTTCGCGCGCGAGCCGGATCTCCGTGATGTTCCCCGCGTCGGACGCGGATCGGAGCGGGACCGCGTCGATGATGTCGGCGGGCATGATCGACTGCTTCGCGGCCGAGTAGTGCTCGTCGACCGCAGTGAGCGCCGGCTGCAGGTCCACTTCCGCGAGGAGACGAGCCCACGCGATCGCCATCTGCGCGCGCTCTTCCGGGTCGCGCCGCATCCTCGAGTCGATGAGAGCCGCGTGCGTGAGCAGCACGTTCGCTTCCCGCGCGTTCACGACGCATCCCCGCACATGCACGCACCCGACACCGACACCTGCGTGAAGCACTCGGGACACGTCTGCCGCTCAGCGGGACAACGGGTATGCTCCCACCCGCCATCCGGCATCGCCTGGATCTTCTGCCCTGGGCGGATGCCGAACGTGCAGGCATCGCACTCGCCCGCGTACCGCGCTTCGATGACGACACTCACGCGGACACCGCCGCTTGCTCCTGGCGCGCGAGAATCTCATCCGCGGCTCGTCCTGCGTCGATCGTCGTCAGCTTGCAGCCTCGGGGCTGCGGGACTGCGCCTGTCCACCGTTCCTGGTTCAGCCACGTCGACAGCAGCGGCACGAACTGCACGTCACTGACCGGCCATGTCTCCCACACCTGCGTGTGCGACTCGGCGACGTCGATGATCGTGAGCCAATCGGCCGCCTTGAGCGCGGTGCGCAACGACCGCTCGACCACCTTGCGTGTGCTCCGACGAGACGCCGGCCACAGAGACCAGATCGCATCGAGCTTCTTTTCGATGCCCGCGCCAGCGGGGACTACAGGGGTGTCTCCTGTCTCTAATGTCTCTATAAGAGGAACATCTGGCGAATCTGCCACATGGATCTGGCAATCCTGCCGCTTCGATCTGGCATTCCTGCCATCTGGCGAATCTGCCACATGGGCGAACACCGGAGCGTAGCTACGCTTGCGTGAGAAACCGTGCTGCTGCTCCGCGCGCAGGAACCCGCCATCGATCAGTCGCTCGATCGCGCGACGCACCTGGTCAGCGGTGAGACCCGTCTCCTCCGCAATCTCCGGGTAGGTCGCAGCCCACCAGTGCGTGCCGTCCTCGGTCTGGTGAGCGACCCTCGCGGAGTCAGCGCGCCAGTCGATGCGCGTCCAGACGAGTGCCTCGTTCGCGCCGCCCAGCCTGCGCACGAGCGCGGCCCTCACCTGGATGAAGTCCTTCGCCGTCGCCTCCGCGACCGGTACCCCCTGCTCGCTCACAGCGGCATTCCTTCCTCTACCTCAACGGCCCGGCCGGACTCCGTGAGGAGCCACCAGGTGCCTTCCAGTCGGCGCACCCGCACAGCTGCGGGCGCGAAAGCATCTGTGGTCGCGTTCGTGGGGATCAGCAGCCCCACCCGCAGCGCGACGTCACGGTTCCGTTCGATCCGGCCGTGGCATCCGGTCGTCCCCGACCCACACACGATGAGGCAGTTCGCGATCGACCCGATCCGGGCATCCGACGTCCCGCCGGCGCCGCGGGGCTTCCGGTGGTGCGCAGACCACTCGAAACCTCGACCCTCCCAGCGGAGGCCCCGGCGGCAGACGAAGCACGCTTCGCCTTCGCGCTCGAAGAACGCCTTCCGCACAACGGCTGGAGTGAAGTCGCCGGCGCCCATCAGAGACCACCGCCGAGACCCTGCGCCTCAGCACGGTCGCCCGCACGCAGATCCGCGCGGTCCGTGCGATGGTTCTCCAAGTCGTCGGCGATCGCCTTCAGGAACTCCCGCAGAGTGCGCTCTTCCTGTTCGGCACGCAACCACTCCCGCCGCTCGTCGACCGCGTCGCTCTCCGCGATGTCCTTCGCGAGCGCGACCGTGATTTTCTCCCCGCCCTGCAGCAGCTCGATCTTCCGGGTGAGGACCTTCTCCTCATGGTCGGCGCGCGCCTGCGCCAGAGCCCGCCCCGCGATGCCGTGCTCGTCGCGCACCACGTACCGGACGGCGGCGAGCTGCGCTCCGAGAGGACGGCCGGCGCCGACATCCCGCAGTCCAGCGACCAGCCGGCGGTGCAGGCGCACGTCAGGGCTCGGGGTCTCGATGCCGATGCGGTGCAGGAACTGCACGATCCACGGCTCGAGCGGGGCGGACTCGGCGGTCATGCTGCGTCGCCGTTCGGGATCTGCGCGACCGGCCACTCAGTCGTCTCCTCGACGACCTCCGCGTCCACGACATCCTCGGCTGCGACCTCCTCGGGCAGCTGCTCGCGCAAATCCCACAGGTACTGCTTCAGCGATCGACCATCCGCGATCTGAATGTCCAGGTCGCCCGCGGCGCCGGCGTCATTGAACACGGGCCGCAGCTCCGCACGTGACTGTGCCGCGTTGGCGAGTGCCAGCCAGTCACGCGACGGTGCACGCACCGCGGGAGGAACCTCAGCGGCAACCTGCTGCGGCTGAGCCGGTGCGTCCGCCTGGCGCGTCTGCGGCACAGCGGGAGGCGGTGACGCCTGGTCCATCTCCTCCGCGCTGTACAGGCCCGACAAGTCCTGCGGGAACGCCTTCCGCAGCGCGAGCATCTCGGCGCACTTCGCGAGCATGAGCGGGCCCATCTTCGACCACATCTCCGAGACGTCGCCGTTGTACTTCGTCTGCACGTACGCGTCCCACAGCGCCACCGCGTACAGCGCCTCCCGGAACCCGCGCCGGTACACGCCCACCCGGGCGGCCTTCGGCGGCTCGGCCCCCAGCCACACCTGCGTCCACGTCACACCGTCCGCCGTGAACTCCGGCGTCGTCTGCCCCTCGTACTGGCCCGTGCGTTCGGCGACGAGCCGGGCGCCGTCGATGCTGATCTGGATCTGCCACTTCAGCTGTCCCCTCGACTTCCGGGCGATCGAATAGATCTGCCTGGCGATCGGGTCCAGACCAGTTCGCGCGCAGTGCTGCAGGAACGCGGCCACCACGGGACGCTCAGCAAGCGTCTTCGCACCGGACTGCGCATCCGTGTGCACGAGGCCGGCAGCCTCGACAAGCGCACGCTCCTCCGGCGTCCACGTGGTCGTGTCGCTGCTCGTTGGCAGCGTCGCAAGAGCTGTCACTTCTTCATCCCCTTCGTCTCCTTGCCAGCGGTCACGGTGATCCGCGGCGCCGACCCCTTCGAGACGGTGCGGACCGTCTTCGTGTGCTGGTTCGCGAGCGCATCCCAATCGGCCTGCAGCTTCTGCACCCGCGCTTTCGCGCGCTGCAGCTGCGCAGTCTCCTTCGGGTGCGCAGCTGCAGCCGCGTCGAGGTCGATCACGACGTCGTCGAACTCGGCATCCGGCTTGCCCGGCGTGAACGTCACCCTTGCGAGCGGCGACTCCTGCGAGACGCCGGCAGCGATCAGAGCCCGGTACGCGGACTCCTTCAACGCCTTCCCGTCCTTCTCAGCCGCGAGCCCGCGGAGGTAGTTCACGGCGTGCGTGTCCACCGCTTCGTCGATGACCGGCGCGCCGTGCTCACGCTGACGGTCCAGCTCGGCGAGGAACCCGTCAGCGACCTCGATCAGCGAGCGGATAGTCGCGTCGTCACGGCCGATCCAGTCCGCCGCGCGAGGACCCTCGACGAATCCTCCGGCGACGCTGACCCGCTCCTCGACGACGAGCAAGCACTGGACGGCGCCGGTCACGTGCATGACCCACTGGATCTGCAGCAGGTACCCCTTCTCGTCGAGAGCGGCCGATCCAACCGGGAGGGCGTGCCCACAGGTCTTGATCTCGGACACGACGATCTGGTCATCGAAGTCGACACCGACACCGTCGGGCGACGCGAGATGCCGGGAGTTGTCGCCGTGGTGGAAGACGCGCGTTTCCGGCTCAATCCCCATCCCGCGGAGATCAGCGGCGATGACAACCTCCCGCTGCTTGCCCCACTCGGTGAACGCATTCCCGTTGAACGGATCCGTCTTCCGGCCGAGCTTCAGATCGATCAGATCCTGAGCCCGCAGCTTCCCGAGCGCGAGATCGCGAACCTCCGTCGCCGTGACACCCTGCCGGCGCTCCGCGAGCCACACCTCCCGGTCCTGATCGCTCGCACCCGCACGCGCCTCGAGGTCCGCGAGCAGTGGGGCGATGGTCAACGCGGTCATGCTGCGACCTCCGCACTGACCCACCGGCGCACCGTCGCGGCACCGAGGGCGATCAGCGCGTCGTACTGCGCCGCCCACACCTCGTGCTCGACGCCGGACCCACGCCACGACCGTCGACGCCGCGCCACCTCGTCCGCGAGCGTCTCCAACGTGCCGGTCCAGCACCCGACGTTGAGCAGGTGCCCCGTCTCGGTGCGCACGAGCGTCGCGGTGACGTTCTCAGATCCGATCGGTCCGACGGCCATGTAGTCCCAGGTGCGTTCGACCCACGCGTTGCCGTAGACCCGCGCGTTGCCGGAGACCTGCGCGTTGCCGTAGACCCGCGCGTCGCCGTAGACCCACGCGTCGCCGGAGACCCACGCGTTGCCGTAGACCCGCGCGTCGCCGTAGACCCGCGCGTTGCCGTAGACCCACGCGTCGCCGGAGACCTGCGCGTTGCCGTAGACCCACGCGTCGCCGGAGACCCGCGCGTTGCCGTAGACCTGCGCGTCGCCGGAGACCCACGCGTTGCCGGAGACCCGCGCGTCGCCGTTCGTCAGCTCCGCTGACTCGATCCAGCCGCCAAGATCGCCCTTCCGGACGCCGGCGTTGGGGATGTCGCGGGTCGCGCGGATCTGCCGGACCGTGTAGCCCCAGAGGTTGACCTTCTCGGCGCCCGTGAACTCGTAGCTCTGCGCGCCCATCAGTCGGCGTCCTCAACGATCGCGAGCGCGTCCTGCCCGGTGCGCTTCTTGTACGCCGCGTCCCGCAGCTTCAGCGCCGCTTTGATCGCGTCAGGCGTGTGCAGCGGCTCGATGTGCACCTGCTTCAGCAGCGGGTACGTCTGCTCGCCACGCTGCTTCGTGGGCACGTCCTCGACGACCCACGTCGAGACGGTGATGAGCTGCTCCCCCGCGGGAAGCTCGATCAGCTCATCCTCGATCCCGTAGAACCCGTTCGCCTGCTCCGCGGGCACACCCCGCTGGAACGCGGCCGGCTTGATCTCCGTCATTTCCTCATCCCCTTCGTGAATGCCTTCGGCATGTGCGCCGCAGGCAGGTTGATCACCGGTCGCCCGGTGAGAATCGATACGCCGACCGCGATCCACACCGCGTCGGCTTCGTCGTCGTTGCGCACCCCGGCGCCGAGGTGCTCCTCCACCGCAGCGACCATCTGCTCCTTCCCCTGCCGCCCCGTGAGCCGCTTCTCTTTCCCGAGAGCGACCTGCTTCACCACCGCGGGCGAGAACAGCGCAGGCTCGGAGAGCTCGGGATGCCAGGAGTGGAAGCACTCCATGAACCGGTGCCACGCGTAGTGCAGGCGAACCTCGGAGTCGGTGCGGCGACCCATCACGATCGGACTCTCGATCGCGATCACGTCGTCGGGCTCCGGCTGGATGATCGCGAGGACGTTCATGGCCAGCGACCGCACACGGGAGTAGTAGGCAGAGAGCCCATCGCCCTCCGGCTTCGACCTCACCGTGTGGGTCTGCAACCCCTTCCGGTCGAAGATCGCGACACCGGTAGACGTGGTCGAGAAGTCGATTCCGATGAACCGAGTCACCAGATCACCGCCACACCCACGGCGGCCGCCAGCAGCGCCATGACGCCCACGAACGACGCCGCCACCATCGCGGCACGCTCACCCACATCCGACACGACCACGAGGCGCACGGAGCCGCCCACAGCACGCCGAGCCGACACCGGTCGCAGCTTCGTCAGACGCGGCGCCCGGACCTTCACCGCGCTCACGCTGCTACCCCGGACAACTCAGCCATGCGCTCCTCGATCCGGCCACCGAGGATCCGACGCAGCCGTTCGGCTTCCTCGAGGGACGACACGCGAACCACGGCCTCACCGCGCTGCGAGTACACGACGAACTCGTTCATCGGACCTGTCCTTCCGAAGAGGAGCCCGCCGGGGACGCGACGTTGGGGGTCGTCGATGGGGAGTCGTCCCCGGCGGGAGTATGGGTGGCGAGCGGCATGCGCGTGGCACGGCGGTACATCAGCCACAGGAACGTGAGCCCCACGAGCCACGCGAGGACGGAGAGCCCGTCGAACCCGGCAGCACCGGTCATCACCGGAGTCGGCAGCGAGTCGATCGTCGGCGGGTTCGTCGGGACCACATCCGGCAGCGGGACCAGCTCGGTGAGCGCGCTCATGCTGCACGCTCCGATGCCGTCCGGCATTCGGCGATCGCCTTCTCGGTCTCGATGCGCATCTTCGCCTCGAGGTAGATCTCCGCCGCGGCTTCGATCGCCTCATCGCGGGACACCTGCACAGTCCGGGTCACGACGCCACCTCGAGCCCGACCGCCGCCGTGCGCCGCGAGATCGCCTCAGCGATGTCCATCAGCGCGTACACGTCCAGGAGGCCAAAGAAGGCCGCGACCCGCTCGAGCTCATCGGCGGTGAACGACGACCCTCCGTTGACTCGGTCCGACGCCGTAGCGCGGCTGATGTGGAGGGTGGCGCCGAGGTCGCTCACCGTCTTCCGCTGCTCGCCGAGCAGCGATCGGACGGCCGCCGCGACGTCTTCGCGATGCTTGCCTGCAATTGCCTTCATGACCAACAGTATGCACACAATTGACGACACGTGGCAAGCCAGGTTGCACGCTTGTCGGTATTTGGCTACGTTCGTCGCATGGGTTCAACCTCACACAGCACGCCGCAGCGATTCGCAGAGCAGTTGCGCGCGTACCTCTGGTCGCAGATCGAGCCGCTCGGTGCTGACAAGTCCGGCCGCTGGTTGGAGGCTCATACCGACAGCGCCCGTAAGAAGGACTACTGGGCGAAGATCACGTCGGGGACAGCCGCCATGACCTCGAATGACATCGAGGTTCTCGCGCTCATGCTGTTCGATCAGTCGCCGTACGACTTCATCCGAGCGGTGCGTGCCTGGTCCGTGCCGGCCGGCGATCTCATCGAGGGACGCTTCGATGTCCGCCCTGTCACAGAAGATGAACGGCGCGTCGCGAAGAGCAAGTCGCGTGACCGCGGAGGGGACGACGGACAGGGCTAATGGAACGCATCTGGGGCACGCTCGACGCGATGGGGACCAAGGTCGAGTACACCAACCTCCCGCCGGACCGCGATGGCGAATACCTCCACCACCGGAATCTGATTCGCCTGCAGCGAGGGATGGCCAGCAGACTGCACCGGTCGGTCCTGGCGCACGAGTGCGCGCATGCGGTGTTCGCCGACACGCCGTCAATGTTCGGGCCGGTGAACCGGAAGCAGGAACGTCGAGCAGACGAGTGGGCGGCGCTGCATCTGATCGACGTGCGTGCCTACAAGCGCGCCGAGAACATCCATCACGGCCACGTGGAGGCACTCGCGCTCGAGCTCGACGTCACCGTCGACTTGGTGGAGGCGTACCGGCGGGTTCTTATCCGCGTCGGCGACGTCGTCTACCTTGACCCGCGGATGGGCGCCGGGCAGTGGATGCACAGGGAGCAGGTCCCTGCATGACCGCACGTCCGGCCGCACCGGCTCATCTCCCTTACCTTTCCACCACGCGTGGGTCATCGGTCCCCGGCGCACACCTGACGCGTCACAGCGCCGCTGAGCGGATCGGGCGATGAGCGCCCGTCCCCTTGCCCGCCTGAACCGCAAGCGCGCCGTTCTCTACCTACGGCAGTCGGTGCATCGCGAGGAGTCGATCTCGCTCGAGCTGCAGGAAGTCGCCGGTCGCGACTACTGCCAGCGACACGGATACGACGTCGTCGCGGTCGAATCCGATCCGGGGATCTCCGGGCGGACATGGAAACGCCCCGCCGTCCAGCGCGTGATGCGCATGGTGGACGACGGGGAGGCAGACGTGATCGTGCTGTGGAAGTGGTCGCGGCTCTCGAGAAACAGGAAGGACTGGGCGCTCGCGATCGACAGGTGCGACCTCGCGGGCGGGAGCATCGAGTCGGCGACCGAGCCGCTCGACACGGCGACGGCATCCGGTCGGTTCGCTCGTGGGGTGATGACGGAGTACGCCGCGTTCCAGTCGGAGCAGATCGGTGAGCAGTGGAAGGAAACGCACGCTCGCCGTCGACGACTCGGACTCCCCGCCGACGGCGGCCCGCGCTACGGGTACGACAAGCAGCTCGACGGGAGCTACGTCCCGAACGCGACCGAGGCGCCCGTGCTCGCCGAGATGTACCGGCGGTACCTGCGCGGCGAGGGCTTCACCCGGATTGTGAAGTGGCTGAACGGCGCCGGCATCCCGACCAAGAAGGGGAGCACTTGGTCGCGGGTCGTCGTGACGCACCTGCTCGACGCCGGTTTCGGCGCTGGCCACATCATCCAGCGCCCCACACAGGGCGAGAAGCGGGACTGGCGTATCAGCGAGGCGACGTTCCACCCCGCCGCGCACCCGCCGGTGATCACGGCAGCCGAGTGGGACGCGTACGTAGCTTTGCGGCTCGATGCTCCCCCGCCGCCGACCGTCGTTGAGCCGAAGTACTTCTTGACGGGCCTCATCGTCTGCGACGACTGCGGCGCACCGATGCACGTCGGGAACGGAGGCCTGAAGGACTACAAGTGCTCACGCGCGATGGACAAGCGTGACGTGCGCCTCACCTGCATGACCCGCACCCTCGTCGAGCAGCGCGTGCGCGAGTGGGTCGACGAAATCGCGGCCGACGTCGACGGCGCCATGGAGCGCCTCGCGAAGCAGCGCCAGCGTCGCGTGGTGCAGCTCGACAACGTCGCCACACTCGACCGCAAGATCACGGACCTGCAGGACCGCATGGGCCGGATCACCGTCCGCTGGTCCTCGGCCGGTAGCAAGATGTCCGACGAAGCGTACGACGCCGCGATCGCGCAGCTCGACAACGACCTCAAGGCGCTCCGGGACCGTCGACGGAAAGCCGCCCCGCGCGATCGCATCGAGATCGACCCGCAGAAGGTCGCCGCTGACCTCACCGCAGACTGGGCAGCCCTCACCGTGATCGAAAAGCGCAACATGCTCCGTGCCCTCATCCGCCAGGTGCGGATCCACAAGCCCATCAGGCAGGGCGCGGGCGTCTGGCGGGAACGGGTCGAGATCATCCCGACGTGGGCTCCCATCGGTTAGCGCACACCTACGTGCAGTCGCGAGCCGTCCGGCAACGAGGCGTCGACGAACGGCTGGCTCAGATCCACGCGCCTGCCGGTGGCGTGCAG